AATGTTTCTCTTAATTCTTGTAATTCGGCAGTACCTTCTGCAAGAATGTCTTTTCCGTCTTGTGACCATATTGCATTAGATTGTGTATATCTACTTCTAACTCTTCCTGCCACAATTTTTGTTTTAGCAACTGCTATTCTAATTAGAACATCAATCCAATAATCAGAATTTATTTCAGAAACATCTTGAAATATTGGAATGTATTCTATTGTTATACTACTTGGTGCATTACTTGCAACATTTATATACAATTTTTGCGAGTCTCTATCAAATATGTAGGCTAAATCAGTACTACTTGTATTCCTCATCTGGAGAAGAGTGTTCCAAGAAGCATAATTCAATGTGTAATCTTGAAATCCTCTCATGTTACCCATACCAGAAATCAATTGCCACTGTGACGCTTGTATTGGATCTAATACGGTTGTCATAGAAGTATTCTCTCCTGAGTAACCATTAGGTCTATATACTCTAAATACATTACTTACATGTAGTTGTGTATCGTTTGTTTGTGTCGGATCTGAAAGATCAATACATCTACTAAACGGAATTGTTATAATCTTTGTACTAGTAATATATCTTTGTAACTCTCTTAGAGAACTTTTTATAATACTGTCGAGCGTATTTGGTTCGAGCTCTAGATCAAGTAATCTACCTGTGAGCATTAATGTGACTTCTTCACGAACTTCAGCATTTGTCATCTATTATACTCACCTTTCATTAAACATGATATGTAGGGCGGGCAGATTTACCCGCCCTTTATTTAACTAATTATTCGTTTATGTCGCTACCTGACACTTGAACGTGAATTTCTCTATTATCGCCCTCACCTGATGCGAATAAGCAGATGTCAGGATCTCCGGTAGCAGGAACTTGAGTATTCTGGAACATGATGTTTAAGCATTCAACTTCAACATCGTCAACTAATTTCTTTCCTTCATAAATAAACATATTCTATTTACCTCATTTATAAATGTTATGCAGAAACTGTAAATGTAACATCTACAGAATCGTTATCATCACTTACAGTATAGATCCAAGTACCAGCAGTAGCTTCAGCACCTGCGGTTACTGTGATTGTATTTTCATCAATTACTCTGCTAAGACCTGTAGAGGTCGAACCTTGCGATTTCTTAGCACACTTAATTGCACCAACTGCATTGGAAACTGTAAGTACAACAGGGTCTCCACCTGCTGTAATATTTGCTTCAGTAGGAGACACACTTAACTTAGCTGCAGGCTCGCTGCCGCCGTTAAGGGGTTCACCATTGATTAAAATCTGAACCTTATCCCCGACCTTCTTTAACATTATATCAACTTTTGAGTCTTCAGTTGCTGGGAACTGTGTTTTCTGGAACATAATATCTAATGTTCCGTCTTTTTCATATATAAACATTTAATTATTCTTCCTCTTTTCTAAGGAGTTTGTTAATACGTTTATTAGCGTAATCTACTTGTCTGCGATCTGAATCTGTACGATACTGCTGACTACGTTTAACTGCTGCAAGTCTATCTTCATATTCTTTCTTCAACTTATCTAGCTCTGCTTGATGTTCAGCATCAGCACTGTCAATTTTTGCTTGGCTTGCCTTTCTGTCTCTAAGAGCTCTTGTCATGTCTCTAACATTCTGAGTCATCTTCTGATTGTCAGAATATCTCTGTCTCTGCTGATATGTTGCAGGTTTGTAATCATCAGAATCAACTTCATGCTGACGTTCATAATCAGGAGTTGGCATATCCCAGAAATCTCTATCTCTCATATCGTACATCTGAGCATCTCTTTCAGGACGCTTACGTGCTCTGTCAGCATAGTTTATCTTATTTGACTTCGGAGGAATTCTCTTTCCACTGTTCCAATCATAAGAACTTTGGAAGTCTCTGTCATCAAATATCGGAGTTCTGTAACTACCCTCAGAAGAACGAATATTCTTCATATACGGAACTCTCTCAAGATTGTACTTTTGTAATACAGATTTCTCTTCAGGAGTTAAAGCAGCATTTGCTCTACCTTGAGTTTTTTGATATATCTGCTTTAGAATATCTGTATCATGCTTATCTTCGTCTGACATCTCAGCTTCATTCAAAGAGTTAATTGTATTTCTTAATCTTATTGAAAATGCTTCTGTAAACATCTCTTCAGTAACAATGTCATCTGATTTACTAGGATCAATATCTAACTCTTCGTCAAATGGTACATAGTCATCTGGATCCTCGGGAGAATATGGATCACCATACTTCCAATCACTATAGTCTACTTCGTCCTCTTCAAGTGATTCTTTCTTCAGAAGTTTATTAATTCTGTTGTTAGCATCGTCTACTCCTTGACGACCGGACTCAGACTCTTTCTTTCTTCTCTCTTCTGCATAGGCCATGTCATCATCAAAACGTCTACGAGCATTTGCAACATTTCTAGCGTAGTTAAGATTGACGTTGTCTAAATCTTTCTGATTCTCTTTACGATCCGACAGAGCTTTCTTCATATCGTTAACAGGCTGGGACATCTGTTTATTAACAGCAATTCTGTCTTTTTCAACGTCGGTAAGATCTTTTTCCTTATCGCGTATCCATCTTCCTGAAGGAGTTCTGCTTCTTCCGCCTGCAAGTGTAGCAGCTCTACCATGTTCCTCATCCCAACGATCTCTACCAAATCTTCCAGAGTTGTCGTGCGTGAATGTTGTATCTCCAAATGTAGAAGCGTCATCAACACGTGCAAATTTATCTATCTGAGAATAAGGACGCTCATTTCTAGGACCTTTTTCTTTACGAGCACGTATAAAGTTAGCGAGGTTAGCCTGACGACTGTTTCTAATACCAGATTTTTCAATGTCTCTTGAAAGAGAAGGAGTATATCTATCTCTACCAGTACCTCTAGGAGTATCTACATCTTTATCGGATAACGAAGTTATTGTAGTTCCGTCCCATTTCTTAACTTTTGCAGGTAATGTTAAATTGTACTTATCTGCAACTTCAAGCTCTCTAGGAGTATACTTCAATGCTTTACGTCTGTCATAAGAAGCATCCATAGCTTTATCTAAAATCTGTCTCAGTATTCTGGTCTCTTCTCTATCTTCATCTGACATTTCTGCTTCGTTCAGATTAGAAAGAATAGAGGTTATCTGTCTAATAGCATCCTCTTTCAGGATATAGAAATATTTGGATTCAAATCCTTCTGTTAGAATTTTTACACTCATTCTTCATATTCCTTATCTATTTATGATTTGTTTATATCATTTTCTGTCCCATTGTTTATTATACCATTCAGGGGCATCATATTCAACAAGACCAGATCTTAATAATGCAATCTCTGTTATAAGTTCACCTTTTATCATAAACTGGATTAACAATCCATCATAGCCTTCTTGTTTTGCTACTATATGATAGAAAGTTTGTAGGTCATCTAGACCTTTTGTCATCCTATAAATTGTTCCATTATACTTTATAAATACAAGATCTTTAGTTTGATTTACGATCTCTGTATTTAATATGTTATTTAATTTAGCACTTAAATAGGCACTTGTTATATCCTTTTGTTTACCAAGATCAATAAGATTTACCTTATCTAAATCAAGAAATGAACTTAGTACAGCACCTTCCTCATCGGTACCGTCTTTCCAGTATGAAGTAGCCTGGTCTTCGCTGTAAGTCCACCATTCTGCTCTACCGGGTCCAGAAACATTCGGAGCTAATCCTTTTATAACTCCTCTATAAATAGGAATCTTTTCCTCAACTAATCTAAACTTCAAGTTACTCCCTCCGAATCGGAGATTAAATTATCAAAATCAATTTGACGCTTCATTGGTCTGTCTTGTTTCTGGAAACGATATTCGTTACCTTTCTGGAATTGATTTTTCGTTTTAGCCCACTTATTAGAAATATCAAGTAAATCTTTATCTGCCTTAACAGATACATCAGGTTCAGGTTCAGGCTCTTCTTCTGGTTCGGGCTCTTGAATCTGTAACTGAACATCTCCCTCATATTCTGTTTGATATATCGCAGGATAGATTATATCAGCATACAAATTCTGATAGTGTTTTTCCATATAGTTAATATAGTTGAAAATAACAGAAGCAACTTTTGTTAACCAACTATTATTAGATAATACTAATAATATATGTTTACAACCTCTCCCTTTTGTATCATAAGGATTAGTTATATCCGAAGGCCTAGTTTCTTTCTCTCCAACAATTACGTCATGCACGCTTAGGAAATATGCTTGACGATATTTAAAGTCCGCACAGCTACATCTTACATAAACGCTATCTCCGTTAAAAGCAGAAACAAGTGCTCTAATTACACATCGTAAATTCAGGGCACCATTGTTACTTTCAATCTGTTTATGTATCTCATCAAGTACTCCGCCAAAACTAATTCTAACAATATAGTCATCTGTTTCGCCGCGTACTTTTATATCTACGTCTAGAATATTATCTTGAAAGAATTTATTCATATTAATAGCATTCATTTCTCTAACAGAGTTTGCTACTTTACTATGTAATCTTCTTTCGTATCTATTCTTTCCAAGATATTGATTACTAGGAGCATAATTATCTGCATGTTTTGATTTTGTTATTAACTCTTGTCTTTTATCTTCTAAAAGTCTATTCACAGATTAATTATACCTCCTTCTTACTTTAATTAGTAGATTATTATTTACGCATCAAGAAACAAAGTTCTTAATCCTGCACTCACAAGTGCATTAATCATAGACTCTCCGCAAGTTTGTTCAATTCTTGCTACTTCATCAGTGTAGTCCTCTGGGCACCAATCTGGATTATACTCAGGTACAGCTTGCATAACTTCTTGCACAGTTGCTTGTTCTTCTGTTAGAAATTCAAATACTTTACGCTCGTAATAGTTCTCAAGAAATTCATCAACTTTATTTCTAACATCCCTAAAATCCGCTTCTTTTAATTCTTGTTCATTGAGAGTATTCAAAGACTCTTCTAGTACTAATTTATTCATTTGTTTACTCCTCGAATAGATTTATGAATTTTCCTGTATATGTATAAGACTCAAGAGACAGGTTAGAAGAAATAGCACTATTAAGTGCTTCCTTCAGCTTCTTGACATATCCTCTATCTCTTAAGGTTTTGAATACTTCATTTCCTTTTCCATATTCACCCTCTGTAGCAATAGAGTTCTTCCTCATTAAATACAATATATCTACTGTATTTCCAATTGTTTCACTATCACTAGTAGCTATAGATTCTTCAATTCTTTCAACCCAATTTTCTACATCTTTTTCAACATTGTGTTTAGTTATGGAAGTATTCTGTTTTGGTTCTTTTACCCATCTATCATCACACACAGAATATATGCCATTGGAAACAGCTGAGGTGTGCATATCCTCTACATATAGTTCAACAGCTATCCCTTTTATCTTAATATCAAACTCTTTATTGAAAGAAGACTTTTTCATATTATATATAAGAACTTGTACTTCTTCAGGAATATCTGTAACCAACTCAGGGTTAACTATAATGTGAACATCTAAGTCTGAATATTGAGTGTAATTATATGCGGCGTTACTTCCTACCAGAACGATGTCAACAATATGTATTGGTATTTCTACATATTCCTCAAAATTAGCTACAATATCTACAATCTTCTGACGAACTTCAGGTAGTAATTTATTTTCACTATCCCACAATTTAGGATTTAGTGTGTCATGTACTTGAAAATCTTCTTTTAGAACATTTTTCATTTGATATGTTCCTTCTTGTAATATTTTCTTTGTAATACAAAAAATATAGGGAAGGGAGACTACTCCCCTCCCTATATGATTATAAGGTATTTCTGCTAAATGTGCGACGATTAAGCTGTGATGCCACCAGCAACGAGCAGGTTAGCGTTCAGCATCTTCAGGTCGTACATTGTGCTCCAACCTTGTGATGTACCACCATCTGCATACTGAAGCAGCATAGTAGGAACAACAGCCATGTAAGGAGCATAAACAGCAGCGCTGGACATCATGTCGGAACCATTGACACCAACTAAGAACTTACCAGCGTCGAGTGCAGGAGAAACGAATACTTTCAGTGAACCGAGAGTACCAGCAAAGTAAGGACCATTAACATCGCTTACAGGAGCAGGATTCCAGTCACGAATGAAAGAGAACACAGGGATAAGATCGCTAGCGCAGATCATGTAGTTAGGAACAAATCTCTTTGTACGGTCATACACGATTCTCTTAGCATCTTCAACGATTTCCATAAATCCTTGATAGTGCTCAGACTTGGAAACGCCCACAGGAAGGGTCTTGCTCCAAGACAGAGTCTCATCAGTAGGAGCATTGTCAATCAGCAACTGAACGATCTCAGTGTCAATCTCGTACTCTAACTGTCCAACAGCTTTTTCTGCAAGCTGGTCACCAAGGTCGAAACCATAATCGGTCTTAGCCTGGAAAGCAGCGATCTGAGAATAGAAAACAGCAATTCTACGAGCTTTTGCCACGAGAGCGATGTTCTTCATCTCAGCCTTAAGCATAGGCAGATCGTTCTGAGGAACAACAATATTGTCGTAGAAGTAAGCTACACGGTCAGTAGCTACGAAAGCAGCAGAAGGAGTGACGGTCTTCCCATCAGCACCAACATTTGCAAAGTCAACAGTACCATCAGCGTGAGTAATCTTCACATCATACTTGGTTCCGGTTGCTTCGTCTTCGAAAGCTTCCTTAACAACAGGAGTCCAAGAAAGAACAAGAGAAGCACCAGCAGCAGCATTCTCAACAACTCTGTCACCAGTGTAGTCGGGATCCACATCGCCAAGAGCGAAGGGGCTATTCAGGAACTTACCAGCAGTGGTCTGACCCTTGGTCTTGCTAGCAGAATACTCAATGTAGGTAATGAAACCGCTCATTGAGCTCATTGGATGCACGATAACTAGATCATGAGCGATCAGGTTAGGAAGTGCTACGGTTGTAAGATTTAAAGTGAATTTCTTGTAAAGACCAAGATCACTTCTCTGAGTACCACTTGCAGCATCAAATGCCTCTGCGATAAACTTAGAAGTATTGTCAAGGACTTTAGCAATAACTAATTTCTTGTGATTGTCCATCTTCTCGCCAGCGTGAGTCTTTCCGTAAACGGACTCAGAAACGGCAAGACGACCTTTATATTGCTCTAAAAGTGTCATAATTTTTTAACCTCTTATTTTAATATTATTTTAATCCCGCTAGAGCTAAAAGATCATCATCAACTACATCATCTTGATTACCAGGTAAAACAGACTTCTTAGGAGATGAAACTCTAGCACCTAATTTTCCTTCAAGTTTCATTGATTGAAACGGAAGTTTACTAAGATTCAGATTAACAGACTGTAAACTTTCACACACTGTGTCAATGTCATCAAATGTATAACTATCAGGCAATCTATTCAAAATTTCATTATGAGATACACCTAATCTTAGTGCTTGTGACTCAATATAACGATTAACTGCACCAGATGCAATTGTTTTATACTTTTCAACTAACTTATTTGAAGCACTAAGTTTTTTCGAGTATTCAGTCTTCTTTAATTCTAAGTCTTTCTTAGCACTAGAAAGTTGCTCTGTTAGAGAGTTAATTTCGCTATTACTATTTTCATTAGCGGCCTTTAACTGTTCTTGCAACTCTTTAATCTTTCTTTTACTATTATCAACAGACTCAACAAGTGATTTTGATTTCTCTTGGAGTTTGGCCTGGCGATCTTTTGAAGCTTTCTCTGATTCTACAAGCGATTGTTTAACATTAGAAAGATCTGTTTGTGCTTTACTCAACTGTTCTTCGAGAGATTTGACTTTCTTCGAGTCTTCAGATAATTTCAGAATTGCCTGTTGGTATCTAGACATCTTTTCATTACATGCAGCCTCTTTAGTATAACTAACTGATAACTTTTCTTGTAACTCAATTATCTGCTCTTCTTTTTCCTTATTCTCTCGTATAAGGGTTTGAAGTTGCTCAACAAGTTCTGCCTCGTTATTGTCGACTGCAACGCTTTCTTCGACAACTTCTATATTATTAACAGAAGCAGGCGTTTCGTCATTAACTTTAATTACCTCTTCTGGAATATACTCAAGATGAAGATTACTCAACGTCTCTTGCATAATTTTTCTTTCAGAATCATTTGCTTTGTCTAACGATTCTGCAAGTGCTTGTTTCAGTGTAACTTTTTCGTCACCTAAGGACTCAGTTACATAATCCATACGGGCTGCTTTCACAGCTGGAAGTAACACTACATCGAAACAGCTGAAATCATAACTGTCTTCATCAACAGCTTCATTTCCTTCCATGTCCAGTGAAACTTCTCCGGAACCACGAGAGGAAATACCCATTCTGTAACCATAGTCACAAAGTGTTTTCAGAATACGACCATTTGGTGTATCTAGAATATCAAAGCTGCCAATCAACTGACCGTCACTATTCTTTACAGGAGGCTTAGGCATGCAAATAGCAATCTTTTCCATGTCTACTTCCTGACGACCTTCAGGGTGACCTAACTCTCCGAAATATCCACCGTTTTCAAATGTTTCCTGTGCAATAGGGCTGTTAAAAACATTCTCCCAAAGTTTTTCGGAATACTTTCTTCCATTTCTTGTTGGATTTATTATGTCAGCAACAGGCCCAGACAACCGTCCTAATATAGGGCTGCCTTTTTCGCTAAGCACAGCTGAATTATCAAATTTTAGTTCTTCATTAGAATTCTTATTCATCTAAATCCCTTTCAACATGTCCTTATAAGAACCTGTTAGTGCTTTGAAGTCATTAATATATTATCTTCCTACACTCTGGTATTATTTGAATGTATAAATTTAGCACTAAGTTTTAAGTAAACTAGTTTAATTTAGTATAAAATTAAAAAATTATATCTTCACTTACTTTAGGAGCGTCATTTGTTACTTCGCTTCTAGTAATTGCAGTATAAGCAGGCTTAGTTGCAGTCTGTGTAGTTGTAACTGGATAGAAATCTCTATATCCACGCATCCAAGTTTGTTTTACAATTTCTTTTGCTAAATCAATACTTCCTTGAGCATACTTGATAATATTTTCAAGTCTCATTTTCCATTGTGTACTATTTATTGATTTATACAATTGTTGATCCACTAGATAACTATTAATATACTCTGCTAGTGCTGCATCGTGTATAACTTCATATGTTGTGTCAATACACTGTTCCTTATTAGATTTTCTCTTTGGCTTACTAGTATTCTGATTAATTCCTTCTTCAAGAAGATTTGATTTACTACTCATACTTGTAAACGGAACAGTTTCAATATTGTTATTATTTGTTGTTATTGTTGTATTGTTATTATTTGTCCTTACTAAGTTAAGATCTTGTTCTTTACTTTCTTTAGAACTTGTTACTAACTCAGTTAAGTTCTGATTCACTACAACTTGAGGAACATCCTCTTCGATTATAACATTATATAGCTCTTCTTCATTTATCTTGAAGTATCTCTTTGCGGGCATTCCCGCAATCTTCATGTCAATTATATGTAACTGTATCAGATGTTTTACAATAGACCTTTGTTGGTATTCAGAAAGTGTAGTTGCCTCTGTAACATTTTCTAGCGTGCTATAGAAGTAACCATCTTTTGTTAACTCTCTTCTTTTACTCCAGTAATCATATTCAGATATGATCTCTCCAAGAAAAATACTTTCATGAAGACCTAACTTTTTTGCAAGTGTTTTGTTATAGAGACCGTAATTATTGTTTGCAAACTGCGAAAGCAATTTCTTTTCTCTTGATGTAAGACCCATAAGTTCCTCCGTAAATTATGTTATTCTGTTGCGCGTTTTTCAGCTATATATTGTTCCATTATTTGTCGTACTGTAGGAGTATTCTTGAAAATAAAATCACAGTACGTTGGATTCTGAACATTTACTTTCTTTCCCTCACAGCGGACACCTGCGTTAACTAGTCTGTCAGCTAACTTCAAGCTATGTATATAAAGAAATTCAGATTCAATATTTTCCATGTAAAATACATACCTCCGTTATTTTATAGATAATAATATTATAGTAGATTTTTTGGTTGAATTCAACTTACATCTCTGTAACAAGTTTCTAACACTTTGATGTCAGCCCTTATAAGAGAAAGTAGTCTTAAACAGTTTGTTAAATCATATGTTTTTGTGTAGTAGTATAAACATTGATATACTTCTTGTAGTCTTGCAAATCTGAAAAAGATTTGTTTATTTTCTACACCACTAGCAAAAAGTGTTACTTGTAAAGCATATGAATTCAAAGTAGCTAATACTTTATTGATGTTATTAACATCAGGATCTTTCATCAGATTTATATACAGTGTTGACCTTTTAGCATTGTAACTTTTTCTAAGTTTTTCGTAAAAAGCAGCAAGGTCAAGTTGTCTATTATCATTTATAAACTTTAAAATTTCTATGTTTGGTTCGGACAGTTTTACTAACTTGCGTACCATCGTAGAAGTGTCAATTCCGTTCTCTTCTAAATCATCTAGTAATGCTAAACAATCTATCTTTGATATTGCCATTCTGTTTCCTTTCCCAATATAATTGGCTAAATTACATGTTTGCTGTGTCTGTCATATCAATTCCTAAATCTGCTGGAGAAGGAAGTTGTGAGATCATCTCTTCTGGTGATCCTTCAGCTTCAGTTTCTCCAAATTCAGATTCTGAACCCTCCTCGGGGGATATGTTCATATTATCAATGGGGAGTGAAGATCTTGGGCCTCTAGGACCGGACATACTAATGTCCATGTCCATTGAGGAGTCATCGTCGTCAGTTGTTTCCATTTCTGGAGTTGCTTCTAATCTATCAATTTCTTCTTGTACTACATCTATTACCTCGGGATCACTTATAATCTCAGAAAGTAATATCTTTAGTATCTTTAACTTCTGAACAGGATCTTCAATGTCGCCTAGTAAGTTCATGATGTCTTGAGCAACTCCTACTTTAGAAGACATGTTGTCTCTTCTATCAATCTCTTCTTGTGTTGTTGGAGGTTGCATTTTAATTGTGAACTTGTTTACATAAGCTAATAGACCTTTATCCAAAAGCATTAAATTTATCAGATCAGTAATTAACTGAGTTATAGTACTTTGAATCCTCTTTATTGTTTTAGCGTATCTAGAAGAAATTAAAGAAAGTGCAGTTCCACCATTGAACCCAGCGCTATCATCAGTGTCACCAAGATACTGTTTAGGAATCTTTAAACCACTGTATAATTTATTCTTGAAATAATCAATGTCGCTAAGTCCTTTAACATCAACATCTCCGCCAACTTGTTGTGGAGTAATATTTCCTATTCCATTATGAATAGGAACATAAATACAATTCTCCATAGGTCCTGGATTTGTATACTCGGACATTATGTTTCCAGTATCAAGAGCTGCTTTCTGTTCAAACAACGCCTTTATGCCCATCATATGTTTACCAACATTCTCTTTAGGCATATCTCCTACTTCAACATTTATAATTCTCAATACTGAGCTCTTTGTTAACCTGTTAAGAAGTAATGAATTCTCCAACAGTGTTAAGGATCTCCAAAGTTTATAAACAGAATATAGTATTGACTGACCATGACGAACTGTATAACTTAGTTTATTATCCTCGCCAGTATTTTCAATGTTGTCGTCTAAGAATATATCAACATATTCGGGAAATCTTTGAAAATCGTCCTCAAGAGAAGCGTGAACAAATGTAGTAGCATCGTAAACAGAAACATCGCTCTTCTTAAACATATATCTCCACATCGGAACACTTATAGAATCTTGTGTTCTTTCTACACCATTTCTAACAGGGGCTTTGATATAAGCATAAGTCTTTCCAAACTTTGTTAACTCAAACATCTCTGCGGGGTTTGGTACCATCTCGACATACTGGGCATATCTGTCATTAGCATTATAAGCATGTACTGTAACAGATTCATTTACAGGTTCTTTTGGATCATCTAAATGTTCAAACTGTTCTCTTAGATCTTTTCTATGCTCAGAATTGGACTCAGTTGCGAACAGTTTATCCTCCATGTCAGATTCTCTATAAAGACGTAAATAAAGATCCCCATATTTGCACAAACAGTATACCCATTTAAATATATTCTTATCAACATTCAACACATCTAATAGATATGTGATATATTTCGAAACTGCTTCATCGTCGGACTGACACCATACTATTCTTCCAGTCTCAGCTGTTTCAGTAGAGTCCTCAGAATATATTTCAAGTGCTGCAGCTATTGTAGTATCTTCACACATAGTGTCAATTACTTCATATAGCATCTCTCTATTCTGAGAAACTTGACTGAAGGACTCCAACTTACTGATGTCCATCATACTTGATTTAACACCATTAATAAGAGCATCATAGAATTCGCCCGAAGTATCAGCTCCGATTGTCTTCTGAGGAGCAGGAACAGGATTTATTCTAGTTCCATATATATCAGTACCATCAGCAAATACTGAATTTTGATCTTTTATTTCGTCCATTGTAACTCCTTTGTAAACTGCTTACAAGATAATTCCATTCAATAGATATGAAGAATAGAGGTCCTGTGCTTTTCCCATTCCAAAATCTATGAAAGATGATTTTTCTGATTGTGTTGGGTCTAGTTTCTTTAGCTCTTCTTCAAAATTTAATACAATTTGTTTCTTATCAAGTTCGACACCGCTAGAGCTAACATCAATTGTAGTCTGTATAGTATCTCCCCATTCAAAAGAAAATTCCTCCGCGTGTTGTGAAGCATTATATAGTGCTCCACATATTCCGTCAGCCGCGTCTTTTGAAAACATAGGTGGGTGATCTATCTTACCATTTCCGTCTTTTTCAAGACTTATTAATTCTTCTACAAGTCTTGTTGTAGGATACATATCCAGACGCTGTTCATAGATAGCATTTTTTAGAGTTAGATACGGAAGACACACTCTTTGTTCTCTATCAACTCTATCAACGGAAATAATTGAAGTATTAAAATGCTCTGCTTTTAGAACTTGTAACAAATCATAAGATTGGAAAGTATCTGCTGAAAGTCCTTTTATATTGAAACCTTCATTTCTTAACCATCTTATAAAATTTCTATTTTTCTCAAATGAGACTTGGCATCCTTTTGGAGCTTTAACACTAACATGAAATGCAAGTGTATAGTAAAGATCTTTAGACGGATCCTCACCAGGTTTGGTTGGTTTCTTACCATTTATCCAGACGCCACCAATACCAGTTGCGTCTCCTGTTAACGACATATCAAGGTGTATATACAACGGTCTTGATTTTAGCACAGAATCTATTCTAGTCTTATCAATAAAGTCATAATACTGTGCGGTATCATTAGGACCATCGCCCACAGTTATTAATTCTTTTGTAAATAGATTCTTTCTATTATCATTTCTAATAGCTGCAAGTCTACTACCAGCAATATATTTTGTAGTTCCCGAAGTAGAAATTCCTGCGATATCTGTTAATGCAATATTAATATCATCAACAAAGTTTTCGTAATAGCCCATTGGGACATCTAGTAAAGTATATCCTCTGTCCCGGTACGCTTGGATATCTTCTTCTGTTGCATCTAGAGGAACAACTTCGCTGTCCAGAAACTTATTTCCAACTGCTACTTTAAATTTAACACTACTATTTTTATCGGTTCTAATAACCCACTGTGGCTCGTCTACAATATATGTTGTTTTACTCTCATTCTTTTTCTTGCCTTGTATGAATGTTTCCATATAGGATTGTTCAGTTCTTTTAGAAGATGCAAGAATGAGC